CGTTCTACGGCGGTCGGCTGGCCTTCCGCGGAAAATTCGTGATTGTTGACTAAGCGGAAAGCGAAAGCACGAAAAAAGCGTCAGAGGGAGAGCCGACGAAAGGAGGCTGCTCCCTCTCCCTTTTTATCTCGCGTCAGCGAGATTTTTTTTAGGCTCTGCAAAATAAAAGCAAAAGTTGTATGATATATCAACTTTTTGTATTACCTTTGCACCATGAACTCAGAACGGAGAATACTGGTTTACAAAGATTATTTCCTCACGTTCTACCGCACCTTGGAAGCAGGAGCACAGAAGAAGATAGACTATGTGCTTGATGTGCTGAAGATGCAGGACAGAGTGAGCGAGAAATTTGTAAAGTACATAAAGGATGGTCTCTATGAAATAAGAGCCTCCTACAATGGTAATATATATCGAGCGTTCTTCATTTTCGACGAGGGCAACATCGTGATGCTCTTCAACGGCTTTCAGAAGAAAACCCAGAAGACACCCTCCAAGGAGATAGACAGAGCACTTGAACTTAAAAAGGAATATTATGCAGGAAAGAAATGACATTAGCAGTTTTGATGCCATTCTTGACGCCAAGTATGGAGCAGTAGGAACTGCGGAAAGAGAGGCTTTCAGAAAGGAAGCCACCAACTATTGCGTGGGACAGATTATCTATGATGCCCGAAAGCAGGAACACATGACCCAATCAGACCTCGCAAAGAAAGTCGGTACGGACAAGACCTACATATCACGCATAGAGAAAGGTGTGATAGAACCTGGTGTGGGAATGTTTTTCCGCATCATTGACGCTTTGGGATTGAAAGTGGACATTGTGCGTCCGATAGTATAACAAGAAACAAAAGGCAGAAAATCCCACGCGCCGCTGTGTTCTGCGGTCTGGCAACAACTCGAATGCGAACAGCGGTCTCGCTTATGCGAACGCGAACAACGCTTCTTCGAACTCGAACACGAACTACGGCGGTCGGCTGAAATTCTTAGTGGTACTTAATCGGGGGACTCTGACGTGGCACGAGGATTGCCGCAAACAAACTCCGAGGGATTAGAGCCTCGGCAACAGCATGATAAACGAATTATGGAAAGCCGGAACACGACATTAACCACATGTGGGGAGTGCATCAACTCCCCACAGGACAGGAAGGCTGTCAATCAACAGGAAGACTTATTAGGACAGGTAGAAGCACCAACTTCTATCTGTTTTCCTTTATATAACCTCATCCCGGAAATCATTTCGGACGAAAACATGGAACGCTCGTTCAAGCGTGTCATGTCGAACCTTCATAACGCCGACACGCGAAGCGGAATAAAATGGAGGGAGGAGGTTGTTATAGATGGTGTGGAATGTACTCCACGCATGGTGCGCTATATGAAGCGCAAGAAAGAAATTATTGCCGAGCTGAAAGAACAAATAGGCAATGGCACATTTCGTGTTGAGCGTCTGTCTTCGTTTGAGGTGGACGATGGTCCGAAGAGAAGAATGGTTCAAGCGCCTCCTGTAGTGAAACGTATAGGCTGCAATGCCATCATGGAGATTGTGGAGAAACACCTGTCGCCATTGCTAATAGAAAACACGGCAGCTTCGATAGAAGGACGCGGCCCACACGGACTATTCCACAAGATGCAGGAAGTGAGAGCCGAGAACCCCGACCTTATATATTATTATCAAAGCGACTATAAAGGTTATTATGACCACATACTGCACGACAAGATGATTGACATCATCAAGCAGTATATAGCCGACCCGATATTACTCCCCATACTAATAGACTTCGTTAAGGTATTGCACCCGGATGGCAACGAAGGCATCAGTAAGGGACTACGCTCCTCACAGTTTTTCGGCAACTTGTATCACAATGACATTGACCATGCCATGATAGAGGAGTGTGGAAAGGATAACTACAACCGCTTTTGTGACGACATATACATACTTGGAGACGACAAAAAAGAGTTGTGGAAACACAGGGATACACTGCACAGACTAAGTAAACCCTACAATCTGATAATCAAGCCGAGCGAGAAGGTAGCTCCAGTGAGCGCAGGAATGGATGCACTGGGGTATATTGATTATGGTGACCACTCACGAATACGCAAGCGTACAAAGGTGAACGCTGCGAGAAAACTCGCCAAGATAAAATCAAGAAAGCGAAGACAACAAATTATAGGCTCGTTCAAAGGAATGGCATGTCATGCAGACTGCCAGCATTTATATTATACATTAACAGGTAGAAACATGAAGAAATTTTCAGAAATGGGCGTGACCTATACCCCTGCAGACGGCAAGAAGCGTTTTCCGGGCAAGGTTACACGCTTGGGAGACATCGTGAACATCCCGGTAGAAATTCACGACTACGAGACACTGGACACGAAGTTTGGCGAAGACCGCTACTTAGTGTCGTTCAAGAACCCTGCGACACAGGAATGGGGCAAGTTCTTCACCGCTTCGGACGAGATGAAAGGCATCCTTGATCAGATAAGCGACATCGAGGATGGCTTTCCGTTTGAGACCGTCATCAAGTGCGAACAGTTTGACGGCAGCAAGCGAAAGTATAACTTCACATAAAGCGACTCACTAAAGATAAAAGCGTGAATTGGGCTGCATACTATATCTTTGCCTCAACAAAATCATAGCGACAATGGAAAAGATATACGGCACAACCAAACGTCAGGACGGACTGCAACGAGTAGGCAAGAATAAATGGCTGCTCTATTTCGGTCTTTATGAAACAGAGAGCGGTACATACGAATACCGCCATACGTTCACGCACAAGCCCACGCTTGACGAGATAAAGAAACTTGTTTGGGCTACGATAGACGCAGAGACCAAAGACAAGATTGTCAATCAGTTTGAGTATGAGGGTATCAAGGTTTGGCTCACAGACGAGAAGCAGCGTAACTTTGCCTCTATTGAGAACAACGAAAGTGTTACATTCCCACTTACGTTGAAGCTCAACGAGAAAGCCGACGCTACACCAATCTATCATACCTTCCAGATGCGAGACGAGTTCAAGAAGTTCAGCGAGGCCGCTGCATGTTTCATTCTTGAAACCATCAGGAACGGATGGAAGGAGAAGGACAATGTAGATTGGAGCGTGTTTAACATGTAATCACAACATTATCAATAAGAGGAACAGGAGAAATCTTGCTCCTCTTTTTTTGTGCTACAATAGTTAAAACGACGCTCACCGGTTAAGTCGCTAAATTTGCCAAGAACATAAAATCATAATGGCAATGAAAAAGATTATTACATGGTTAAAATCCAGCAACCGCGTAAATCCGGAAAAACCAGACGTGCCGCTTAACAAAAACGATGCGTTTCAAAAAGTACAAAAACGACGCGTACAAGAAAAACGGTGAGCGCGGTCCTATTCAGCATGATCAAAGCCCACCGTTTTTCTTTCACTTGAACCCTCTTTAAATGGCTTTAAAATATCATTTAAAAGCCATTGCAGATTCAAAATAATTTCCTATCTTTATGCAATTGTTAGGCTGCTATACCTGACACCTCATCCGGCTTCGTGTACAGCATCATGTCTGTATATTTAGCTTGATAGTTTACGCTTGCACTAAACTCCACTTTCCTGCATTCCTTGAATGGGCTGCCGACAAATGGGTTTCGGTCCATCCAGTCGCACAGTTCTAAAATGGAGGACTTGTTCGAGGTGAAGTACACGAACGAATGCCCTTTCAGAACGGTTAGTACATCCAGATAGTCAGCCAGACGCCAGAACATCTTGTAAGTACCCACCTCGGTGGAGAGGTACGGCGGATCAACCAGGAACACCACACCCGGAACATCTTTGTAACGTTTGAATACTTCCTTGTAGTCTTCGCTGGTTATAGTCAGTCCTTCCAGATAATCCTTTGCTTCGGGATAGTCTGTCTGCCGAATCCTATTGTAGATGGCTTCTTTCTTCATTCCTTCCAAACTGGTCACATATTTCATGGCGAACAACAAGGATGCGGAAACCGTGATATAATCCACGTAACCGTGCTCTTTTTCTTCCCTCTCAATACGAGCAAACATTTTATCGCGAACCTCCCCGGTTATACGTTTGTTTCTGGGTTCCCCTTCAGCTATCCGACGCAAATCGGATAACAGCACATTGGTGGCCGGGATATTTACAAGTCGGCAGCGGTAGTTGTCGAAGTCATTATACACAACGGTGGCATCAGGCCTGACACATTTGGTAATATGTGACAGCAGGCCCGAGCCGCCAAACAAGTCCACAAACACGGTGCTGTCCGGGAACTGTCCCAGCACCTTGATAAATTCCCTCGCAAACATGCGTTTCTGCCCCACGAAAGGAAGCGGGGCGGACAAATACATCTTTCTCATTTCATTCTGCTTTAAAACGGCCGCAAAGGTCCACAGAATAAACGAAAAACAGCGGGAAACATGAACTGTTCCCGCTGCAAGACATATACAGCAAACTACACGTTCAACCCGAAGCGGACCGTCTCGTCACCGGCGATCAGCGCACGGGTGCCCGGGATATTATTCTCGTAGATATGTACATTGCCCAGATAGAGAGTGATCGACTTCAAGGGAAGTTCTATCTGCCGCGCCATCAGGTACAGGTGGTAAATATCGGAAGGTAGCCCGAGGTTTGCGTCACTGCTGCGCTGGTAGGCGGACAGAACCAGTTCACCGCCATCTAACTGGAACTGTACCAGACTCAAACAGGGTGCCTGGTTGCTCTCGGCACCGGTTTCGCCCAGAAAAAGCACGTAGTTCTTGCTGTTGCGCCTCTCCCGGTTAATTTTCGCTATCAACGGAGGCAGCTTCTCGAAATAGGTCGGGTAACTGTTCACCAGGATGGAGCCGCAATAGTCCCACCAGTTGATGCCGGCCTCCCGGTACTTCTCCACGTTGCGCTCACCCTGCATAAATAACTGCAACTCGCTGCGGAGCTTCTTGCGGGCGATATTATGCCCCTCGAATATGTCAAGCAGGTCCGCCGGTGTCAGTGACAGCTGCTCGTTCAGAAGGTATTGTATATTTCCCTTCTTGTTGGTCTGTGTTTTTCCCGTGGCAAGAATCTTGTCCAGGATACGGTAATACTTGTTCATAGCCATTTCCTCCTTCTAAATTTGAAACACCCTAAAGATAAGGGGAAACGGCACTCCCTACGACATAAAACAACCCGTTCACACTGCAAGCGTCTTGCAGTCGCTCTGGAATCGTTTCACCAAGGCATAAACCTTACGTTCGCTCACCGAATACTTTTCGGACAATACGGCCACAGCATACGAGACTTTTTCACCTTGATCGAGTAGGCGGGTATAGTCCGCGTACAGGTCGATATACCGGGCATCTTCCAGACGGATGCCGGCCGCCTGAAGCCTTTTCAACAGCTCCCGGTTAAAGTTTAATATCTCAATCACTTTCATACAACAAAAAAATTATATCTTTGCATCGCCAATCATTTTTTAGACAACAAAAAAAACGTCAAACCGTGACAGAGGGTATTTGCCCCCCGGTCGCGCGGTTTGGCGTTTCATGTTTATAAAAGTGATTGGCGTTACTTTTTAACAGGCCGGGGGCTTTTTTCTTATCCTCCCCCGAAGGATTTATTCCACCCGGTACTTCTCCGGATCAAAAGCGTCTTTCTTCCTCCAGCCGTCAGACAGCGTGTCCTGAACATGCTTCATGGCTTTCGTGTAGAAATCGGTCAGTTCCTCCAGTGTGACGAACTCCCGATATTGGGGAACCTCATCCGTACCGAACTTGAATGTCACGGGAAGCGTAGCACCACCAGTCTGTACGGCCAGATCATACGCTGCCTTATAATTGAACTGGTTTTCACTTGACAGCCATACCGGCATACCTTCATAGAGAAAACCGGAAAGTATCTCACGGTCAATTTGCTCATTACACCAGTCTGTAATGACGGACTTTATAGTATCCATGTGAGGTCTGCCGACAAAGCCTTCCTCCATGTAGGAGGCGGATCCGTCCTCACGTTCCTGTACATCCCAGCGGATGCGCCATCTGTTGCGTGCCGGGCTCACGCACTCGATCAGTTTTATCCCGGATGTTCCTTCTACCCGTTTCATGTAAATATGTATTTAGTTCGACCCTTGCCGAAGGTTTCCGTCTTGATGGTGGTCTCGAACGGGAAGCCGTCGGGCATATCCTTCACTTGCAAGAGGATGTTCTTCATCTCCTCGCTGTTGGTAAAGAACTTTTTCGGTTCACCGTTCATCTCAATGGCCACGATACAGCGGTCCTCGCCCTGTTCGGTCTTGATGCCCGTCTCGAAGTCCTTCACCACAATCGGTAAGTTCACCAGCTCCCGGATGCTTACCACCACCCCGGGAAAACGTTTCTTGCCGTCCTCCGGCTTGTAGGAAACGTTCAAGTCTTTAAATGATCTCATGTCTTTGCCTGTTAATTTTTTAAACAACGTATGACAGTCGGCGTGCTTGGCCATCCCGTAGAACGACGCTATCAGCTCACGCCTCCTCCTTCTCGATTTTACCTCGTGCATTTTTCGGGCGAACTTCTGCTTGATGCGCTTGCGAAGGCGGACATGGTCCGCACCGAAAGTCACATACCCCAGAAAGTCGATGCCCTCGCCCGGCGGGAACACGCGCTCGTTCCCCTTCACCAGGAGACCGGCACACTCCATGCGCCCGTGGACGGCATCACGAATCTTCCACAGTTCCGCTTTCGTTTTACCCAGTACGACGCCGTCATCACAATAGCGGTAGAAATGACGCACGGCATACCTGTCCTTCAGATAATGGTCCAGATACACAGACAAAAGCAAATTGCCCAGCCCCTGCGAGCTGCGCAGGCCGATACTCAGACCTTCAGGCATCAGGCGGATAAAGCTCTCCAGCATGGTCACGAGCTTTGCGTCCTTGAACACCCGGCTGACGCAATACATCACAAAATCCTGCTTCACGCTCTCGTAGAATTTGGTGATGTCAAACTTGTAACAGTAACGTGTACCATCAGGGTCTTCGGCCATGTCACGGCGGACATACGCCAGGAGGTCGTGCATCCCCCGTCTCTTGATACTGGCGGAGGTGGTACGGATGAAACGTTTCCGCAGATGGCGGTCCACCACCGCCATGATGGCATGCACGGCGATGCGGTCCTTCATCGGGATCACCTGAATGCGGCGTAGCTTGCCGCCCTCGATGATCTCGCGTTCACGGTAGTCCTTCACGCGGAAAGTACCGGATGCGATCTGCGCGACCAGCTCCTCCAACACCTCGGGCTTATGCGCGAGCAGATAGCACCCCTGGCGGCTGCGTTTACGCTTGCTGCCGCGAAGGACCTGCCGGAAGGAAGCCTCCATGTTGGAAGGCTCCACGATCTCCTCGATGATATACCCAACCCTGCGCATAAATTACTGTTTATTGCTTTTAATACGGGGCCTTCAATCCCCCGGGCCCGGCTTCTTCGAACCGTTTCCGGCCTACCAAACCCTACCCGACACTTTATTTTTCAGTTTTCCGGCCCTTACGGACCGCTGTTACTGCGGCTTGCCCCCC